CCAAATGCACCGAAGGAAATCAAACGCTTGCAACGGTGGTGTAATAACAGAATTATTCACGCGAAATGCCCAAGATTTGAAGACTATAAGGGGTGATGAAAATGACTGAACTGAAACCGTGCCCGTTCTGCGGAGAACCTGAACCGATCATGCGCGTGCATACCGATCCGCACGATTTGATAGAAACATTTTCCTTCCAATGTAGAAATGAATTGTGTTTTTGTGAAATGGGGCCTGCGAGAAGAAAAGAATGGGCAATAAAAAGATGGAACAGGAGGGCTGACGATGACGATAACCTGCGCTGACGGCTTTGCCCTTATACCGAAACGCTGCGACAAATGCCGCCGCCTGTTTTGGCTGGAACCTTATTACAATGTTTGGCAAGAAGTTGGTATTGAACACCGAGAAATAAAACATGTACGATGCAAAAATCACAAACCTGATTGGAGGTTATGAACTATGACCAACGGCGATAAGATCCGTCAGATGAGTGATGAACAGTTATCAACATGGCTTACAAGGCTATGCGTTAACTATGCAATGCAAACCATACGGGAAAATAATCTCATTAAGTATGTAAATCCCCCTTCTGATGCGGAACTTCAAAATGTTAAGCAAGTGCTATATGATTTGTTGCGAGATGAGGTGCAGGAGGATGGGTGATTATATCAAGCGAAGCGATGCTCTTCGACCATTTGTTTTTGCTTCAGATGGCACGAAATATCTTTTGCACGACTGCGATAATTTTCCTGTACAAATACAGCTGAAGGACGTGCAGAGAACATTGAGGAAGATCCCCGCCGCCGATGTGCGCGAGAACGTGCATGGGAAGTGGCTTCGACATAATGATAACCCGTTTGTCAAGCCGTGTTGCTCTGTATGGTATGTATTTCTGCCAAACGCACAGGCATACGGCGCCTTCCGGAACCGTTGCGAAGACGAAGGTGCCCCTGCACCGGAACGGTACGAACTTGGGTGTTGGATGTTTGACGATGTTGACTGCGAATGGAGTACCTTCGTCGAAATGGAAGAAAAGCTTTCCAAACGACTGATCGAACTGGAACAGCTGCGGGGAATTCTGACGGGTGAATCATCATGACGGTACCGGAACAGTGCGAAAAGTGCATATTGCTTGGGGTCTGCATGAATAACAACTGCGTAAAGGAAAAGCCGTGCATGACGCGGTTGGAACCGGTCCCTGTGGATCAGGATCTGATGCTTGAAATGCGCGAAAGGATTGTTATTTAATAACGGTAAAAGGGGGGGTGGTATAATAGCGCAAAAAGGAAAGGAGAGGTTAAAGTGCGGCAGGGAGAGTACGTATCATATCTGGCGGTCTGCCCGTTCTACGTCAGAGAGGACAGCACACACACAAGCTGTGACGGCTTTGGAGACGTCGTCGCCGGTGTGACGCTCCGGTTCTCCGGCGCGGAGGCGGCGAGAAGGTTTAAATCGGACCACTGCAGATCTCTGCGCGGATGCTCGGATTGCCCTGTGCATCAGATGCTGAGATTTGAGATCGACGCGGCAACAAAAAAAGAGACCTGATCGGTCTCTTTTTTTGTCCTGATCTACTGTTTATCTACACGGTATCTCAGCAGATTCTCAAAAAAAATTTCGCTGATACCCGCTGCCGGGCTTTCCGGTGGCGGGTATCTAATTTTTTATCGCGCGTGTGCTATGATGCGCGGGAAGGGTGGTGGAGCAGTGGCTGATTGGGTAAAAATCAAGGCAGAGTACATCCGCGGCGGCATCAGCTACCGCGAAATCTCCAAAAAATACAACGTATCGTTTTCCCAGGTCAAGCGCAGGGCGCTGACGGAAAAGTGGTACGCGCTCAAAACACAGGCGGCGGAAAAAGCGACCACGCAAATCGTGGAGGACGCCGCAAGCCAGATCGCGGAGCGCAACAAGCGGATCTCTCAGGTCGCGGACAAGCTGCTGGACGCGATCTGCGAGGGCATCGACGCCGGTATATTTACGGTATCGACAAAAGGGATCCGGGAGATCGCGGCGTCGCTCAAGGACATCAAGGAGATCCAAGGTATCCGCAGCGACGCCGATATGCGGGAGCAGGAGGCGCGGATCAGCAAGCTGGTCGCCGACAGCAAGCGCGACGAGCAGGTCGATCAGACCGTCCGCGTGGTGTTGTCGCCGGAAGCGATGGAGATGAGCGGCTGATATGGTTAAAACACTATATGTTGGGTCTCCGAGCGAGAAGCAAAACAAATTCTTGCGTGCGAGGACAAAATACGTTGCGTTCGGCGGCGCGCGCGGCGGCGGGAAAAGTTGGGCGGTTCGCGCAAAGGCAAAACTGATGGCGTTCCGGTACCCAGGCATTAAGATCATGATCGTCCGTAAGACATACCCGGAGCTGCGTGCGAACCATATCAACCAGCTCAGGGCGGAGCTTAACGGGATCGCGGAATACCGCGAGGTAACCAAAGAGCTGTCTTTTCGCAATGGCAGCGTCATCCTGTTCCGCTATGCGCAGACGGAAAAGGATCTTGACAAATATCAGGGGACAGAGTGCGACGTGCTGTTTATCGATGAGGCGACGCAGTTTACGGAGGAGCAGTTCGACCGATTCAAAGCGTGTGTGCGCGGCGTCAACGATTTCCCGAAGCGGATCTACCTGACCTGCAACCCCGGCGGGGTCGGACACGCATGGGTCAAGCGGCTGTTTATCGACCGTGTGTATAAAGACACGGAACACCCGGACGAATATACGTTTATCAAATCTCTCGTCACCGACAACAAGGCGATGATGGAGAGCAACCCGGACTACCGGCGGCAGCTGGAGGCGCTCCCGCCGAAGCTGCGGAAAGCATGGCTGGACGGGGATTGGGACATCTTCGATGGACAGTTTTTTGAGGATTTTGCCGACAGGCCCGATATGTATTCCGCGCGGACGTGGACGCACGTGATCGAGCCGTTTGAGATCCCCGCCGGATGGACGATCTACCGGTCTTACGACCACGGCTACGCCAAGCCTTTTTCCTGCGGGTGGTGGGCCGTAGATTACGACGGCGTCGCCTACCGCATCCTTGAGCTGTACGGCTGCACGGAAACGCCGAACGAGGGCGTAAAGTGGGTGCCTGACAAGGTGTTTGCCGAGATCCACAGGCTCGAGACGGAGCATCGGTGGCTCAAGGGCAGACGCATTTACGGCGTCGCGGACCCGGCGATCTGGGACGCGCAGTACGGCGAGAGCATCGCGGAGACGGCGGCGCGGCATCAGGTCTACTTTGACAAGGGCGACCATGAGCGGCTGCCCGGCTGGATGCAGGTGCATTACCGGCTTGCGTTTGACGCCAACGGATATCCGATGATGTACATTTTTAAAAACTGCAAGGCGTTTATCCGCACGATGCCGCTGCTCCAGTACGACGACCACAGACCGGAGGACGTAGATACAACGGGCGAGGACCACGTCGCCGACGAGGTGCGCTATTTCTGTATGTCGCGGCCCATCGCGCCGCGCATGGCGCCGCCGCCGGACGGATATAAGCAATCTCCGATGTACTTAAATCTCGACATCGACAAAAACGACATCATGCCAAGACCGCGCAGGCAGCGCGTGGAGGTGATCAGACATGGCTGACAAAAACAAAAAAGAGGCGCAGCGCCAGCCGACCAACGAGGAGCAGATACGGCGCAGGCAGAGCGGCCCGCGTCCGACGGCGGAGGACTGGCTGCGCCAAAAGACCGCGCCACCGACGCAGACGGACGGGACGGCGGAATTTGCGCAGACGGGTCCGGAGACGGTCCCGCCGGGCGGAAAGCTGCCGGACGTCGGCGTGAGCGGATATTCTGTGCTTGACGAGGTGATCAAGCGCGAGGACGTGCAGCGCGCCGGGCAGATCCTGCTCAAATACAAGCAGGGCAAGGCAAACCTTGAGGCGCGGATCATTGACAACGAGCAGTGGTATAAGATGCGGCACTGGGGGCAGCTCAACGACCGCAAAAACGAGGTCGAGCCGACCAGCGGCTGGCTGTTCAACTCCATCGCCAACAAACACGCGGATGCGATGGACAACTTCCCCGCGCCGACGGTCCTGCCGCGAGAGGCGGACGACCGCGCGGAAGCCAAGATGCTGACGAGCGTGATCCCAGTGATCCTCGACCAGCTCGACTTTGAGCAGGTGTACTCTGACGTATGGATGTATAAGCTGATCGCCGGAACGGGCGTGTACGGCGTTTTTTGGGACAAGGACAAGCTCAACGGTCTCGGCGACGTCGCCATTACCAAGGTCGATTTGCTTAGCCTATTTTGGGAACCGGGCGTGACCGACATCCAGCGCAGCCACCATCTGTTTTCCGTCACGCTGATCGACAACGAGGATATCGAGGCGATGTACCCGCAGACCAAGGGCCGCCTCGGCAGCTCCACCGTTGACGTCGCCAAGTATAACTACGACGACGCGGTGGACACTACGGGAAAATCCGCCGTTGTGGATTGGTATTACAAAAAGCGCGTCGGCGGGAAGACCGTGCTGCACTACGTAAAATACGTCAACGACGTCGTGCTGTACGCCACCGAAAACGACCAGAAGCTGCGGGAGCGCGGACTGTACGACCACGGGCTGTATCCGTTTGTTTTTGACCCTCTCTATAACGTAGAGGGATCGCCCGCAGGCTTTGGCTACATCGATATCGGCAAGTCTCCGCAGACGTATATCGACCGGATCGGCAAGGCGGTCATCGAAAACACGCTTGCCAACACGCGCCCGCGCTTTTTTACCCGCGCGGACGGCGCGGTCAACGAGAAGGAGTATGCCGACCAGACGCAGGATTTTGTCCACGTCAACGGCGCGGGACTCGGCGAAGACAGCATCCGGCCCATCGTGGGCAAGCCGCTTGCCAGCATCTACTATGAGGTGATGCAGGGCAAGATCGAGGAGCTGAAAGAGACGACCGGCAACCGTGACGTCAATACTGGCGGACACACCAGCGGCGTGACGGCGGCGTCCGCAATCGCGGCGATGCAGGAGGCGGGCGGCAAGCTTGCCCGCGATAACTCAAAAGCCGCGTACCGCGCGTACCGGCGGATGATCCTGATGGTGATCGAGCTGATCCGGCAGTTTTACACCCTGCCGAGGACATTCCGGATCCTCGGAGAGAACGGCGCGCAGGAATACGTGCAGTTTTCCAATGCCGGTATGGTCCCGCAGACGGTCGGTATGACCTTCGGGCTGCCGGAAATGGAGCAGATGACGCGCCTGCCTCTTTATGACGTTGAGGTCAGCGCGCAGCGGGCAAGCCCCTACAGCAAGCTGAGTCAAAACGAGATGGCGCTCAGTTTTTTAAACGCAGGATTGTTTAACCCGGCGCTCGCGGATCAGGCGCTGCTTTGCCTCGATATGATGGATTTTGACCGCAAGGACAGCGTGATGCAAAAGATCGCGCAAAACGCGATGCAGTATCAGCAGCAGCAAATGCTGATGGCGGCCATGGCCGGCGGCGCGGTCCCCGGAGGCCCGCCCGCGCCTGACCGGAAAGGCGCGGAAAAAGCTGCGCAAAACGCCGGGGAGGACCGCAACGACGGCTTCGGCGGGCTGCAGGCGCAGGAGAGCCGCGTGACCAAAAAAGCGCGGGAAGACACCGCAGAAAGGACGGCACCGAGATGATCAGAGCAAAATTTTCGCAGGACCCAAAGACCGGCGCGCTGAAAATGAGAGTGCGCGGACACGCAAACGCCGGAAAAAAAGGCGAGGATCTGGTCTGCGCGGCTGCGAGCATCCTCGCTTACACCGCCGCGCAGGACGTGACGGACCTGAAAAACGACGGGAGGCTGTCAAAGAAGCCCGTCATCAAGATGCAGGACGGCAGGACAATGATCGAGGCGGCGGCGACGGGCGACGCGTTCGGCGAGCTGCTGCACACGTTATATATCGTGCAAAAGGGCTTTGTCCTGCTGGCGGCGAATCATCCGCAATACGTGCGCGTGACGCCGTTTGCCGACGTACATGAGGCATGATACGCGGGGGACGCCCCGCGATCAGATAAAACGGACCCGCCCACCTTACGGGCAGAGAGGAGCCACTATGGCAAAAAAACACATCCTGATCCCGGATCTCCAGCTTTTCGCGGACGGCGCGGCAGGCGCAGCCGACGGAACCGGAGGCGGCACGCCGGGAACCGGAGCAACGGGCGATATCGCCGCGGACGCCGCGCGGCAGGCAAAGGGCGGTAAAAATCCGCTGGCGGACGTGATCTACGGTAAGCAGCCGGAAACGTCGCCGCCGGAAGCGGATGCGCAGGCCGCCGCTGCGCAGCAGGAGACGGAGACTGCGGAGGCGCGCAAAGCGCGTTATGAAGCGTTTCGCAAGGAATTTAAGGCCGAGCTGGACGCGGAAACGCAGGAGACCGTCAAAAAACGGCTGAAAAACAGCAAGGAAACCGTTGACAAGTACACGGCGATGCAGCCGGTCATGCAGATGCTCGGCAGCAAGTACGGGGTAGATCCCGGAGACGCCGCCGCCATCGCAAAGGCGTTGGAGGACGACGACAGCTACTACGAGCGCGACGCAATGGAAATGGGCGTCAGCGTGGAGCAGCTCAAGCATATCCGCAAGATCGAGCGGGAAAACCGCGCGATGACGGCGCAGCTGGAGGAGGCAAACCGCGAAAAGCAGGTGGAGCAGGATATTTCCCGCTGGATGGGAGAGGCGGAGGAGGCAAAAAAGGTGTTTCCGAACCTCGACCTCGGCGCGGAGCTGCAGAACCCGCAGTTTGTGGAGCTGCTCAAATCCAACATCGACGTGCAGACGGCGTACTGGGCGGTCCACAGCAGAGAGCTGGTGCCGCAGATGATGCAGTACGCCGCCGCGAAAACGCAGCAGCAGGTGGCCCAGAATATCGCCGCCGGGGCTGCGAGACCGACCGAAAACGGGACCCTTGCCACAAGCGCAGCCGTTGTAAAGAGCGACGTGTCTAAGCTCACACGCGCGGACCGGGAAGAGATCATCCGGCGCGTACAGCGAGGAGAACGTATCACATTTTAATTTTGTCAGCTCCTCGCTTAAAAAAGAAAGGAGCAAAAAATGAAGATCATGAAGATCCTGAAGCTGGGCCTCCAGCTTTTTGCGAATCACGTTAACGTGACCACCGACACCGCGGCGACCTCCGGCAACGAGCTGTCGCCCGAAATGAAAACCTTTTACGACATGACGCTGATCGATATGGCGAGCGCGAACCTCGTCCACGATCAGTTCGGGCAGAAGCGTCCCATCCCCAAGAACGGCGGCAAGACCATCGAGTTCCGGAAGTTTGCCCCGCTTGCCAAGGCGACCACGCCTCTGACTGAGGGCGTCACCCCGGACGGCAGCGTGCTTAACGTCTCCGCGATCACCGCGACCGTAGCGCAGTACGGCGACTACGTGACGCAGTCCGACGTGCTGGAGCTGACCGCGCTGGACAACACCATCCTTGAGGCGACCAAGCTGCTGGGCAGACAGGCGGGACTTACGCTGGATACCGTCACCCGGAACGTGCTGCAGGCGTCAACGAACGTGAGCTATGCGAGCAAGTGGAGCGGCACGGCCGAGACCGCCGTCACCTCCCGCGCCGCGCTGGACAACACCGCGGCCCTGAAGGTGGACACCGTCAATCAGGTCGTCGCAAAGCTGCGCAGCATCAACGCGCCCACCATCAACGGAGACTACGTTGCGATCGTCCACCCCTACGTCGCTTACGACCTGATGCGCGACCCGGAGTGGATCGACAGCCACAAGTACGCGACGCCCGACAACCTCTACGCGGGCGAGATCGGCAAGATCGGCGGCGTGCGCTTCGTGCAGTCCTCTGAGGCGCTGATCATCCGTGACACGACCTGCCCCAAGATCGACGCGTCCGGCGACGCGAGCGCTGCCAGCAACCGCTACGCCGTATTTTCCACGCTGATCTTCGGCGAGGGCGCTTACGGCGTGACAGAGGTGACCGGCGGCGGGCTGCGGACGATCGTCAAGCAACTTGGATATGGCGAGGACCCCCTGGACCAGAGAAGCTCTGTCGGCTGGAAAGCCATTAAAACGGCGGAGCTGCTGATCCCCGATTACCTTGTGCGCGTGGAGAGCGTATCTCCGAGATTCAGCGCGACGGCGAACGCCAACTGACGCAAACGCCGGGGAGGCGGCAAAACAGGTCCGCCTCCCTATTTTTTAAAAAGAAAGGACGATAACCATGGCAGAAAAGAAACAGGATGAAAAGAGAGAAAACGAGACCGGGGCCGTGACCGTGCGCATCCCCCGCGAACGGAAGGACCAGGAGGACAAGGTGGTATGGGTCAACGCGAGCCGCTACGTGATCAAGCGCGGCGTCCCCGTCGAAGTCCCGGAAAGCGTCGCGGAAGTGCTTCGGCATGAGGAAGCGATGCTGGAAAAGCAATATGAGTTTGAAGAAAAAGCGCAGAAGTGATGCGTTTTGACGGGGCGTGACACCGCGCCCCTTTTCCCGAAAGAGCAAAGGAGGACACGGACATGACGATCCGGGAGGCAATCGACCGCGTAGACGCGATCAAGCCAAACGCATTTACAAGATTTGATAAAATAAATTGGCTGAACGAGCTGGACGGAAAGATTTTTGAGGAGGTCATCAAGACGCATGAGGGCGCTCCGGCTGCGCACTACGCCTACACGGAGGATACGGACGGTATGACGGAGCTGCTTGCCTCCGCGCCGTATGACGACGTATACCCCGCGTGGCTGGAGGCGATGATCGATCTCAAAAACAGGGAGATCGTGAGCTATAACAACTCCATGGCCGTTTTTAACGCAAAGTACGCCGATTTTGTTAACTGGTACAACCGGACGCATATGCCGATGACGGAACGCCTGTGCTTTTTCGGGAGGAGGGGACAAAAACGTGCAGATCCCTTATCTTAACGAGCCGCAGATCTCCCGCGACGTGGTAGACGCCTTCGGCGGGTATGACCACCGGGACAGGATCGCGGACAACTGTTTTTACGACGCGCAAAATCTGACGTCGGATCATTACCCCGCCATGGGGCCGCGCGCGCCGCGCGGGGTGCGGACGATGCCGCAGGGGGCGGAAAAGCCGGACGCGATCCTGTCCGGGTCCCATTTTGCTTATGCGGCGGACGGCTGGCTGTACGTGGACGACGCAGCGGTAATGCCGCTGACGGAGGAAAAACCGAAGCGTCTGATCTCCATGGGCGCGTACATCGTCGTTCTGCCGGACAAGGTCTACTACAACACCGCCGACAAGACGGACAACGGCGCGATGGAGGCGTCGTTTGTTTCCGACGGCGACGTCACGTTCACGCTGTGCAAGGGAAATGGAGAAGCGTATGCTTCCGCGCCGACGGTGTCGGACGCCGCGCCGACGGACCCCGAAAACATGGACCTTTGGCTCGACACAAGCCAGACGCCGAATATCCTCAAGCAATACTCCGACACCAGCGGCATCTGGGCGCAGATCGCAACGACCTACGTTAAGATCTCTGCGACCGGGATCGGCGAGGGCTTCCGGGCGTTTGACGGCGTCACGATCAGCGGGATCCCGGAATCCGCAGGGCAGATCGCGGAGTACAACGGCAAAAGCGTGATCTTAAACGCCGTCGGCAATGATTATATTGTGACCGTCGGTCTGATCGGCGCGGAAACGACCGGCGACCAACCGCTGACCGTCTCCCGAAGGATGCCAGTGATGGACCACGTTTTTGAGAGCGGAAACCGCCTGTGGGGCTGCCGTTACGGCGAGAACGCGGAGGGGAAGTTTGTCAACGAGATCTACTGCTCAAAACTCGGAGATTTTAAGAACTGGAGCTGCTATCAGGGCGCATCCACGGACAGCTACACGGCGAGCGTCGGCACGGACGGCGCGTTCACGGGCGGGATCGCGTATCTCGGCTACCCGCTGTTTTTTAAAGAAAATTGCCTGCACAAGGTCTACGGCGCGTACCCTGCGGCGTTCCAAATCGAGGTGACGGCCTGCCGCGGTGTGCAGCAGGGCGCGGAGCGGAGCCTTGCGATCCTCAACGAACGTTTGTACTACAAAAGCCGCAGCGGCGTGTGCGTATACGACGGCAGCTACCCCGCCGAGATCAGCGAGGCGTTCGGCGCGATCCGCTATACCGGCGCGCCGGAGGACGGGAAGCCCGCAGCGGCTGCCGGGGCTGTGGACAACAAATACTATATCTCCATGCTGAGCGAGGCGGACGGGATGTATCATCTGTTCGTTTACGACGCCGCCCGCGCCGTATGGCACAGGGAGGACAATACCTTTGCCTCCGGTTTTGCGGTATCGAACGGCATCCTGTACATGATCGACGAGACGCGCGGTTGTGTGGCGCAGGTCAACGCCAACAGCCGGGACGGCGACCCGGTGGGATGGCAGGCGGAGACCGGCGCAATGGGCATGGAAAGCCCGGACGCAAAGACGCTGACGCGGATCACGCTGCGGATGCGGATGGCCATCGGAAGCAGGCTGATGATCTACGCGCAGTACGATTCCAAGGATCCGTGGATCCATTTATCCACGCTGACGGGGACGAGCCTGCGGAGCTTTTCCGTGGCGATCCGCCCGCAGCGCTGCGACCATTTCCGGCTGAGATTCGTCGGTCGCGGGGACGCGCAGATCTTCAGCCTGACAAAATCCTACGAGCAAGGGAGTGAGACGCCGTGAGTTTTCATCTCAATTTGCCGCCGCGCGTCGGCGGCGGCGACAGGCAGAGGCTGGACGCCTTATCCGCCTATCTGCCGCAGCTGGTGGCGCAGCTCAATTACGCGTTGGGCTTTTTGGAGATCCCGTCCGCAGCGGCGGGCGCGGAGATCCGCACGGAGACGAGCGACAACAAGGTGACGTCCATCAGCGAGAAAAGCACAAATACGCAGTACCCAACCAGCAGGGCGGTGTATGAGTACGCCGTGCCGCAGACGCGCGCCGTCAACGGATATCCTCTGTCGGAGGACGTGACGCTGAAGGCGGCGGACGTGGACGCCGTCCCGACGGCGCGCAGGATCAACGGTCACGCGCTGTCCGCCGACGTGGATCTGACCCCCGCAGACCTCGGCGAAGAAGATCATATCGCAGCGCAGGGAACGGACGGGATCTGGACGTGGCGAAAATGGGATTCCGGTATCGCGGATTGCTGGGGCGTCGCGGAGATCTCCGCACAGGGCGGCGGTATGGCTGCCTTCGGACCGTTGTTCGCGGCGGATGGGACAACCGCTTACCCGACGGATCTGTTTACTGACGTCCCGCAGCTGTTTGCCGGAGCAAGCGGATCCGGCGGTACGGCGTTTATGGCCGGGATGCTGTCCCCGCGGAATCACACCAAGACCACCGCGTCTTACGCGGCGATCACCGCAGCAAATACGACCGCAGCTGAGACGTTTAAGATCGCTTTGTTTGCGGTCGGCAGGTGGAAGGAGGCGGGCGCATGAACGACGCATGGATCTCCGCCATCGCCATGATCGGCAGCGCGCTGGTTGGCGCGATCACGTCCATTATCGTGTGCGTGGTCAACAACAATAAACAAAACGCGCTGATCCTGTACAGGATCACGGAGCTGGAGAAAAAACAGGATAAGCACAACAA